TTAGTTTAGGAAAGTTTTTTTGTATTGAAATTATTTTTATATTTGTAAAACGGTTCATCTCACATTATAAACCGAAAGGAATTATTGCCCTTGTTAATGAAGTTGAAGTGAGATGCAACGGAGTTAATGAGGGTTTTTTTATCAACAACAATATGGAAAATATAGAATTTTGGAGTAAAACGCAGGACGGAAAATATTACATAAATAACTTTCAGTTCAAGCGGTTTTTAGAAGCCAACAATTACTTCAAGAATAAACCAAACGAAAACAGCAGTTTTAACCTTATAAAAAAAGAAGGAATATTTTTAAAAATAGTAAACGAAATTGATATCAAAGATTTTATATTAGACCACATTCAAGAAAATGATTTTAATGAAAATGTTTTTAACTTAATAACTTCAAAGCTTTCAATGTTTAAACGTGATTATCTTTCAATGATAAAAACGGAAAAAATAAACTTAATAAAGGACAACGAAAAATCGTGTTTTCTTTATTATCGAAATGGAATTTTAGAAATTACAAAAGAAAGCACCGAATTAAAAAGCTACAAAGATTTGAATATTAACGTTTGGAAAGACCAAATTATTGACCGAGATTATAAAGAATGCGACCACCACGATAGCGAATACAGAACATTTATCTGGTTAATTTCAGGAGGTTTTAATTTGACAGAAAACCCCAGCGCAAAACAAGTTGAAGATAAAAAACAAGCGGTTTCCCGTTACAATACTTTTAAATCAGTTATCGGTTATTTGCTGCATTCGTTTAATGTAGGTTGTGAAAATAGAGCAATAATTTTAAACGATGAAATGATTAGTGATGAACCAAACGGAAGAAGCGGAAAAGGTTTGTTTTGGAATGCTTTAAAACACCTAAAAAAAGTACATTCACTTAACGGAAAAGAATTTGACCACACAGATAAATTCAAGTATTCAGGAGTTAAAACAGATACTCAAATTTTAGTTTATGATGATGTGAAAAAAAACTTTGTTTTTGAGAATTTATTTAGTGAAATAACAGAAGGTATTGGAATAACTTACAAGGGAGTTGACACAATTAAACTTTCAATTGCAGAAAGTCCAAAGATTTTAATAACTACAAATTACACTTTAAAAGGTTCAGGAGGTTCACACGATGCTAGAAAATTTGAAGTTGAACTCAGCACATTTTTTAACTCAAAATACACTCCTATTAATTATTTTGGACATAAACTTTTTGACAATTGGAACGATGAAGAATGGGCACGTTTTGACTCCTACATGATTCAATGTATTAAATTTTATTTAGAAAGCGGTTTACTGGATTACGATAAAATTTCGTTACCTATTAAGAAATTACAAACTGAAATTAACATTGAACTTTACAATCAGTTGCAGGGTTTGAAATTTAATGACTGGTACAATTACGACAAGTTGTTTAACGACTATAATTTAAACGTTGGAAAGTATGGATTGAAAACAAAAACGGCATTTACTCAAGCGTTTAATAAATATGTTAAATTCTTTGAATTAGAAGTTGATTATTGTGAACCTAACGGAATTAAGCACGTAATGTTTATAAAACGTGAACCAGTTATTGTAAAAGAAAAAGTTGAAATTTGGGACGAACTAAATAAAAAAGCAGGAGTATGAGTTCAATAAAAGAAATGCTAAAAGAAACGGAAGAAATGGAGAAAGCATGGAAAAAACTCGATATGAGTTGGATAATAGAAACGCAGTACAGGCACTCAGGTTATTTTCTAAATGATATTATTATTGAAGTTGAGCGTAACTTAATCCGAAAGCAAAAGGAAGATTTACCAAATAATCAAATAATACAACGATTTGAGAAAACATTAAACCGTTTACTTTTGATTAAGGAATATTTTAATAAATCTCAATCGTACATTCGAGATTTAGAGTTACAAAACGAACAGCTGAAGCAGAAATTTGAAACGTATAAAATCAATATAAAATGAATAAACTAATTTACTACAACCTAACAACAAAGCAACCGATTCAAAGCTGGATATTCACAAGCCGTCAATTAGCGCTATGGAAGAAAAAACTATTAATCGCAAGCGGTAATTATTCACAAGGATTTAAAATTGAAAAAGTATGAAAGAACGCGAATTATCAATGCAAAGAGATATTACTCAAAAAGATGAACAACGAATGCAGCAGCTTATGGCGATTTCTTGTATTCATTCTGTAATTTGGCACAATGCTAATAACATTGAAATCAACTTCATTCGAGAACCTAATGAAGAAGAAAATAAACAAATTCAAGAATTAATCAAATGAAAATTTATACCCTAAAAGAATTCATCGAGTACGTTCACATGTTGGACTGTTTAAACACAACAGCACCGCCTTACACCGTGCCAAAACGTAAGTATTCAGTAACGAAAAGTAAAGAAAAACAAAAAGCTGTTACTTTGACTGAATACGATAAAAATTTAGTTCCTTATGAAGTTGTATTACAACCTGCTTATAATGTTTCAATTCACGACACCAACGGAATTACTAAATTAATTCTCGATTATTTGCGTTACGTTTACGGCAGCAGTTCAGTTCGTAGAATTTCAAGCGAGGGAAAATGGCGTAAAAATGTAGGTTACATTCCAAGTTCAAACAAAGGAATGAGCGACATCGAGGGAATTATTTACGGTCGATTTCTTTCACTTGAATTAAAAATAGGTAAGGATCAAATTCGAGAATCACAATTAAAAAGACAGATTGAAGTTGAAAAAGATGGTGGCATTTACTACCTTTGCAAGTGGACAGACTTTGAGCAGTTCCAAAAAGAAATACAAGAATTAATACATATAAAATGACCGAGCAAGACTTAGAATTAATAAAACAATACCAATTGTGGAGACGTGATAATGATGGAATACATGAAATGCCGAACCCAACAGAAATTGGTAAAGCACTAGACAAAATAATTGCATTTTGTGAGTTAGTTATGAAACTTGATGAAAATGATTAAAAAGTTTTATGAATAAATATTGATTAAATAGTTGATTATATCAAAATAAACCTTATCTTTGTTTCATAGTTAATCACTCAAAAAAATAAAACATTATGAAAGCAATTATCGAAAACAACAAAGTAAGATTAGTAACAGATTTTTCAACAGTAGAATGTAACATCGTTGTTCCATTTGCAAACATTGAAAAAATGAAATTAGCTACTAATTGCAACATCAAAGAAGTAAAAGAAACAAAAGTTAGTTTCAATCACAACGCTGGTAGATTAGCAAAAATTAAAATGACTTGTCTTATTAATCAGATTGAAAAATTCTTAAATACAGAACAAGTTTACAATTGTGAAAACGTTGAGGAATATAAAAGTTTATTAGGTAAAGATGGAATTTATTATCATTCAATGAATTTAATATCTTGCAATTCAGCTAAACTTTATGCATTCGGTGACTTATGTTTAAACAATAAGTACAAAAACAATAACACGCACTATATTAATAAAAATGGTCGTAAAATATCATTGAATGGAAAAAATGATAATTACGTAAATTTTAAAGGCGAATGGTTTAGCAAACTAAACAAAACAGCCTAATGCAAAGAGGAGGAAAAAGATTAGGAGCAGGACGACCATCAGTAACAGAGAAAATCAAAACATTCTCTGTTACTTGTTACCCTAGCCAAATAGAAGAAATTAGAAAATTCGCTAAATCACTTAATAAAAAAGACTAATATTAAACTTATGAAAATTCAAAAAGTTAAAATAAGCGAGATTAAACTCAACCCCAACAACCCACGTTTAATCAAAGACGACAAGTTTAAGAAGTTGGTTAAATCAATTCAAGAACTTCCTGAAATGCTTGAGATTAGACCGATTGTTGTTAACGCTGATATGGTTGTTCTCGGTGGTAATATGCGATTGAAAGCGTGTAAAGAAGTAGGAATGATAGAAATACCAATTATTATTGCTGATAACCTTACGGAAGAACAACAACGTGAGTTTTTGATTAAAGATAACGTTTCGGGTGGCGAGTGGGATTTTGAAATGTTGGCTAATGAATGGGACGTTGAACAGTTGGAGGATTGGGGGTTGGATGTTCCAGAAATTGAAAAAGAATCACAACAAAAAGAACAAACAGAAAAATTAGTGCCATATAAAAAAACTCATGTGTTAATTTCATGTAGCGCAGATGTTTTTTTTGAAATAAAAGACTTATTGCAAGAAATAAAAAACATTCAAGGAATTGAGTATGAAAGCACAAGTAATTAAAACAAATAATGATCATTTTTGGACAAAAAAAAAAATAGATTTGCGTTCAAAATACATACCTAATAATAGTAATGTTTTAGAATGTTACGGAGGTAATGGTGTTTTATATCGTGATATTTCAAAAATTAAAAACCTTATAATTCATTCGATAGATGTTGAAAATTACGAAAGAATAAATTTAAAAGGAGATAATTTGAAATGGTTATTTTCTATCAACATTCATAAATATTCAACTATTGATTTGGATAGTTATGGTTTTGCAGCTAAACAATTAGATTATTTAATGTCTAAAAATTATAAAGGACATATTTTTTTAACTTGTATATCTTCAGGAATGGGCAATTTACCCGATTTAATACTTGAAAAATTAGGATATACAAAAGCAATGACAAAAAAAAGCAGAACATTGTTCTCGAAAAATATGTTTGATAAAATTAAAAAATACCTAGCTAATATTGGAATTAATGAAATTAATTATTATGGTGATGGTAGAAAGTATTATATTCATTTTGAGTTAAAATGAATATATTTGATTAAGTAACTTTTAAAAATAAGTAAATATGTCAGCTATTTATGAACCAAGCGGAGCAGCGCGTGAATACAGCCCTCTAGCTTTAAATTACATCAAAGGATGTGACCACGGATGCGTATATTGTTACGTTCCAAAAATGATGAAAAGATTTAATTCTAATTACGTCCATTCAGACGTTTACATCAAAGAAGAAGAAACTTTAATGAAAGAGTTAAAAAGAAGTTGTAAGAAATTTCAAAATTCAGAAAAACAAGTTTTCTTATCATTTTTAACAGACCCTTACAGTCATTTTAATAATGATACAAAATTAACAAGAAAGGTTTTATTGATGCTTTTAGAACATAATATCCCTGTTTCTATTTTAAGTAAAGGTGGAAAAAATTTAATTCAAGATTTAGACGTTTTTAAAATGTTTGGCGATAATATTCAGATTGGAGGAAGTTTAACCTTTACAAACAATGAAGATAGTTTAAAATGGGAAAAAAACGGAGCGTTACCAAAAGATAGATTCGAAACTTTAAAGATAATGCACGAAAACGGAATAAAAACTTGGGCAAGTATGGAACCTGTTATTTATCCTGACCAATCTCTTGAAATAATGGAGTTAACTTCTAGTTACGTTGATTCTTATAAAATTGGTAAATTAAATCATTTTAAAAAGCACGAAGATAAATTTGACTGGACAAAATTTTTAACCGATTCAGTTAAAATAATGAGAAAACATAATAAACTGTTTTACATTAAAAAGGATCTTTTGCAATACAAAGAAGAAAGTTTGTTTTTAAATGATTATGAAACGGACATGGATTATATGGCTTTGAAAAATCAAAGATTAAATGTAATTTTGTAACGCTGACAGAGTTTAATGGGTCTCTTTAAAAACCCATTTCTTTTTATGAAAAATAACATTGAAAATTGGAATTTAGATTCTTTTGATTGGGATAATACTAATTTAATAAATAAAGAAAAAGACTTAGATGATAGCTCTTTGGAGGATTTATCTCACGTAAAGTTTCAATTAAACTCTAAAAAAACTTTTGAAATTATAAATTCTGAAAAAGATATTATACTTCCAAAAAAAGAAACATCACTAAGAATTGTAACATTCAAATCAATGAATGCTTCTTTGCTATTACAACATATAGCAAAACAAGAAAAAATAGAAGAATTACTTATTGCAGCGTATTCAATTAATTACGATTCAGTAAAATTAATTGATTCAATAATTAATGCAAATGAATGTAAAACAGAAATACTTATTTCTAATTTGCGGAATCAAGCTTATAGAAAAAAAGAAGAGTTAACAAAAGAAATTTTTATTAAAAACAAAAATGTGAAATTATTTTTCTGTTCATCACACGCTAAAATTATCTCCGTTAAAACAAAAAAAGGAAACTATTATCACATTGAAGGTTCTGGGAATTTGTCATTTAATTCAAGGGTTGAGCAGTATGTAATAGATAACGACAAAAATTTATTTAACTTTACAAAAGAATGGTTTAAAAAAATTAGAATATACTTAAAGGAAAAAAAAGAATTAGTTTGTTTTGGTTTTGACGAAAACACCGAAATTACACCGAATGAATAAAGAAAACAATTTAAAGCCAAATTGGAAAAAAGGAGAAAGCGGAAACCCTAACGGTAGACCAAAAGGGAGTAAAAACAGGTCAACTATAGCGAGAAAATGGCTTGATGTTGAACAGTCTTTAAAAAACCCCTTAAATGGTAAAGATGAAGTTATGAGTCAAGAAGATTTAATGACTTTAGCACTAGTTAAGAAAGCAAGGGAGGGAGATGTTAATGCTTATAAAGCATTAATGGACTCAGGGTATGGAGCTCCGCAACAAGACCTAACCACAAACGGACAATCAATCAATCAATTAACAGTTGAACAAGCTAAGAAAAAAGCTGACGAATTAGAAAATGATTACTGAAAATGATGTTATCCGTTCGAAATGTTTAAAATCATTTAGCTTTTTTACTCGTTATTTTTTCAAAGAATTGAACGGGAAAAAGTTTAGCGTAAATACACACCATCAAGTTTTATTTGATGAGTTAGAAGCGATTGCACAAGGAAAATACAACCGTGAAATATTTAACATAGCTCCACGTTATGGAAAGACTGAAATAGCAGTTAAAATGTTTATTTCGTGGTCACTTGCTAATAATCCAAAGGCTCGTTTCATTCATTTATCTTATTCAGACACTTTGGCATTAGATAATTCAGAAACTATAAAAGATATTATCCAAAGTGATAAATACTTAGAGTTATTCCCTTACGTTCAAATTAAAAAACATTCAAAAGCAAAAGATAAATGGTACACAACCGAAGGAGGGGGAGTTTTGGCACGTTCCGCAAGTGGTCAAGTAACAGGATTTGGAGCAGGGCAAACGGATTTTGATAATGAAATTGTAGAGTTTGGAGGAGCAATTATTATTGATGACCCTATTAAGCCTGACGATGCAGAAAGTCCAACAATTAGAGAAAAAGTTAATTATAAATTTGATTCAACTATTCGTAATCGTGTAAATTCAAGAGATACAGCGATTATTATAATTATGCAGCGGTTACATCAAAATGACCTTTGTGGTTATTTGCAAGAAATAGAACCAGGAGAATGGCGAGTTATATCTATGCCAGTAATTAAAGAAGATGGAACGGCTTTATGGAGTGAAAAGCATACAATTGAGGAATTGAGGCATTTAGAAAAAATCAACGAAATGGTTTTTCAAACTCAGTACATGCAAAACCCAACCCCAAGAGAGGGATTATTGTTTCCAAAATCAGATTTACATTTTCAAGACTTTTCAAATATTGACTTTAAAGAACGTATTGGTAGGCTTTCTTACATTGATATAGCAGACACAGGGGAAGATAATCACTGTGTAATTATTGGTACTTTGTTTAATAAAAAACTATTCATTGAAGATGTATTATTTACCAAATTAGGAACGGATACCAACGTAGATTTAACAGCTAATATATTGAATATTTGGCAACCCGAATATTGCAACGTTGAATCTAATTTCGGAGGTAATATGTATTCTCAACTTTTGCAACCAAAAATAAAAGATTCTATTGCTTTAATTCCAGTACGTGCAAAATCAAACAAGCATGCAAGAATAACACAATTAGCTGGATTTATTAAAATGACTTGCGTATTTAGGTCAAATTACGAACACGGTAGCGATTATGATAAATTCATTAAAAACTTAACTGAATACAACAAAAACGGAACAGTTAAACATGATGATGCCCCCGACTGTTTAGAGGGACTTTGTAAAATGGCTCGAGATTTTCATTTAGGTTATTTTGATGAAATTCCAAGTAGTGCCTCTGCTTCAGAAAGTGAATAACCAACTTGAACAAGTTTATCAATAGCTTCGGCTTTCATTTTCATTTCAGTAGCTACCTGTGTTTCGTTTACTTGCATAGGTGGTAAATGAGAGTAGTCAAGTTCAATGTAAATGCCTTTTTCAACTAAGTTTAGTTTGTTATTTATTGCAAAACAAAACTTTTCAGCAAATGGAATAATGCAACTATTGTAAGCTTGTTTTTCTCCGTTTTCTTGATTTGCATAAGTTGATTGTTTATCAGTTGAGAATAAATTCATATTTAAACCAATTGCATCCACAACCTTTGACATAGCTAGACCTATAGTTTCAAAAGGCATTTGTTCCTTTAAAGCTAAACTAATCTGAGTATAGTCGATTGGTTTATCAACTATTTTTATTGGAGTTTGACGGTCATAAATTCCGTTATCTTGTTGATATTGTTTTTCAATGTCTTGACGGTCTTTTTCAATAAGCGGAATCGTTCCTTGTGCACCTGATTTTGGAGAAATTATACCGTGAGCTCCACGTTTTGTGTTATTCACATTGATAAATCCGTAAGAACCCCTTGCATTGCTTATAGGCATTTGCAACGATTCGAGTATTGATTGACCTTTGATACCGTCTGTTGAAAAGTTCTTTAAGTGGATAATTTCGGATGGTTCAAATTCCTCGTTATTTGTCGAAAGAATGTATTTTTTGATAATTTCTTCTTCGTTCAATTGCTTGTATTTTACGCCCGAAAGTTTCAACTTAATATCGTCATTAGGTAAAATTGAAAGCGTGTTTGGTGCTTCTGAAAGTCGAGATGGTTGATTCTTGTAAATGTAAACGTTGCCGTAAATGTCATGCAAGACTGAAACAGCAATTAGCCATTCGTTGCGATTCATTAAAGGCGTTGGATTTTCAAGTAATTTTATTATTGGGTGATTTTCGATAGGTTCGTTTGTTTTCCAATCTTTCACGACAAAACGACCGTTTGAGAATAAATTAGCTTTTCGCATTACAGGAATATAAACTTCTGGAGTAGTTGAGAATAATTTATATTCGTTGTTGTTGACCGTCTCCCAGACTTCTTGGGTATTTAACCCGTAGATTTTATTTATTAGGTTGCTCCAAATCGGCAAACCTCTTGTTAAATGGTCTGTTCCCGTTTGAAATCCAAATGAAAATTTATTACCTTTAAATCCGAAAAATGACATAATTTATATTTTTTGTTCAAATTTACAATTAATTACTATAAATTTGCTAAAAATTGATTTTATGAGACTTTCAGATAAAGAAATCAAGGAGATTAAAGAAATTAAAGAAAAGAGCGTTAAAACAAACGAAATTGTAAAAAAATGACAATTGAAGAAGTATTTAAGAACAAAGATTTAATTCTAACTAAGAAGAAATTAGCGTTAAAACGTGGAGATGTTGTTTTAAATATTTCAACTACTGAAAATCCTATTGTTGTAACTAAATCGGAGGGCGAAGAAAATAATCCTGACTTACTGAAAGTAAAAGTTGTTATAAACACAACGAATATTATAGACAGCCACATGGATTGTCACATTAAAGGAATTTGGAAAAAGTCATTGTCTGAATTAAAACAAGTGTTTTTATTGCAAGAACACGAAATGGAATTTGACAAAATCATTGCAGATTCGACAATTGATAAATTAAGCGTAAATATTGAAAATAGAACTTTCAAATCGTTAGGTTTGGAATTAGAAGGCAGCACGGAAGCGTTAGTTTTTGATGCCGAAATTAAAAGAGATGTGAACCCTTATATGTTTGATTTGTACAAAAAAGGTCGTGTCAATCAACATTCAGTAGGAATGCGTTACGTTAAAATATTCTTATGTATAAACAAAGAAGATGCAATGTATTCAAGTGAAAAAGCTAACTGGAATAAATACTACCCACAAGTAGCAAATAAAGACGTAGCAGATGCAAAAGGTTATTTTTGGGCGGTAACAGAGGCTCAAATAGTCGAGGGTTCAGCAGTAGTAAAAGGGTCAAATGACGCAACACCAACATTATCAATTGAAGCCGTTACAGAGAACACTTCAAACGAAAATAAAAACGAGCCGACAACCGTCACTCAAGAGAAAAAAAATTATTTATATTACTAAAACCGAAAAAATGAAAAAGAAATTTTTTACAGTAGCGACATTTTTAGCATTTAAATCAATAGCTAACGATGTTTATGAAAAAATGGAAGCCGAAAAAAGAAACGAACTTTTAAACGAGCTTTCAAAATCAAACGATGAGTATTTCAAAGAAATTGAAGATTCGATTGAAGGCAAAGTTTCAAAAGAAGAATTTGAATCTTTGAAAGATGCAAACGAGGCTATCAAAAAAGAAGCTATCCGTTTAGCTGAATTGATTTCAAAGAATAGTGAGAAAAGCTCGAATCAAAATGAAAGCGAAATCATTAAGTCTTTGAAAGAAAACAAAGAACAGTTAAAGGCTTTGGCTACTAAAATCAGTTCTACTGATTTAGTTTTGAAAACAGGCGAAGTTGTTCGAGCTAACATTGCAAACAATGGACACGCTGACGACTTAATGGGAATCGGACAATTAGCAAGCCGTAAATTATCATTGTATGATTTGTTCCCGAAAATTCCAATGAACTCAACAAATGATAACGGAATTGTTCGTTATATGGACTGGGACCAAGACACAAGTGTAAGAGCAGCAGCAAGAATAGCAGAGGGCGGAACTTTTCCAAAATCAGAAGCTAAATTTCAAATGTACACTTTACCACTTCAAAAAATTGGTGATACCTTGGTTGTTTCAGAAGAGTTCTTTGAAGATGAAGCAATGGCAGCAGGTGAGTTAGAAATGTTCTTGAAAACTAATGTTGATTTAGCTATTGACAACAAGTTAGCAAACGGAACAGGAACAAACGACATCAAAGGTTTATTTGCTTCAGTTCCAGCATTTTCAGCAACTGGAATTACTAAAGTTGAAGATGCTACCATTTACGATTTACTTGCGGTTTCAACCGAGCAGATTTCAATTACTGGTGGTGGAAAATACACTCCAAATTTTGTTGTAATGAGAAAATCAACAATCAACAAAATGAGATTAACAAAAGATGCTAACGAAAATTACGTTATTCCTCCATTTGTTACTCGTGATGGGAGAGAAGTTGATGGAATGTTAGTAGTTGAAAGCAACATTTTTCCAGCGAATCAATTGGTATTAGGTGATTCTCGTTTCGCTCGTATCTATGAAAAAAATGGCTTATTGGTTTCAAAATCTGATTCAAATGATACTACTTTCGTAGAAGATATGCTGACGTTAAAAGTTAGAAAGCGTTTATTGTTCTTAATTAGAACAGTTGACCAAACTGGCTTTATCAAAATTACTGATGTTGATGCAGCAGTAACCGCAATTACAGCATCTTAGAATAAAAAAGACATCAAACGCCCTGAATGGAAACATTCGGGGTTTTGGTGGTAAAAAGTGTTATGAGAGTAGCTTGTAAAATAATTAAAAACTTAGAAGGCATGTTTTCAATTGGAGAAAATAAAACGCTAAAAAAACAAACTGCAAAAAGTTTAGAAGAAAAGGGGTATTTAAAGATTTTAAGAATTAAAGAAAAAGCACCAAACTCACGAATGATAAACAAAATTGAAGTTAAATTAAACGTTTTTGAATTATGATAAGTTGTGCTTTGCCTACTTACAATAATGCTTCTATCATTTGGCTTCAATTAACGGCTTTATGTAATCAAAAAGATGCCCCAAAATGGGAGTTAATTGTTTGCGAAGAGCAAAGCGATAATTATTTTGGACGTGAAAATCTATTGAAATTTAAGGATAAATTAAAAAAAGCTAACTGTAAAAGAATAGTTTTTATTGAATTATCTGAATGGATTTCACTAGGTCAAAAATGGATAGTCATTAGAGATAACATGAGTAAGGAAAGTAGCGGAATGCTTTTATGCGCTTCGGACAATTATTCTTTTGAAACACGTATCAAAGATTCATTTGAAGCCTTGCAAAGCGGTCATGATTGGGTTCAATGGAATAGCGGAAATTTCTATAATATTTTAGATAATACTGCTGGTTTATTTCAGATTGAAGAAAACAAACCAGCGTTATTTATGTGCGTTTCAAAATATGCAATTGATAAAGTTAAAGAAAATGTTTTTCCAAAATATGGAGTTGACACTTGGTTGTTTTCTAAATGCGAACTGAAAAACGTAAAATACAACGGTTTTTCAAATGGAGTGCATACGGACGGATTTAACACTATTTCATTGAAAAGAAGATTTCTTTATACCGAAGAAACAAATACGGGTTTATTTACAAAAGTAGATGAAAATAAAGTGTTTAATTTGTTCCCTAAATCAGTACAAACGAAGCTAATAAAATTAAGAAATGCCAATAATCACAATTGAAGATTTTACGCTAAGATATGCCGTTTCGATAGCATTTCAGGACGATGGCGCAAAGCTAGAAGAGTGCATTGAACGTTATGAAGATTATTACCTTAATCAACTTTTCGGAGCGGATTTGTTAGTTTCTTATATCGGTACTATTCCAGACGAATATTTAGAACCATTTACTATTGATTATTGCAGTACTATTTTAACATCAAAAGGAATTAAAGAAATGTTACTTTGTTTGATTTGGTGGCATTATTGTTACGATACGCCAACTATTCCAACTTCAATAGGTAATTCAACAGCAAGCATTGAAGCAGGGACTTTGACTAATGATTATAATATTTTCAATCAAGGAGTTTCGACATTTAGAGCTATTCAAAATAGAATAGTTAAGAACGGAGTAACTTTATTTAACGGTCAACTTTTAAGATATAAGTCGTGGTTGTAAATCAAATCAAAAGTATAGTAAATTCACTCGATGTAAGTTTAGAAGTTACAGCCGTTTCGGAATTATCTGATGCTAACGAGCAAACAATAACTTTCAAATGTTTACGATGGATTAAGCTATTCAAGAAATTGGACGGCAAAACAATTAAGTCAATATCAAATAATTCAGTCACGCTTTCAGGAGTTGAAACAGCTTATACGATGCTTTCAGATTTTACTTTGCAACGTCCAACCGTACTAGACGGCACATTGTCAAACACCAAAAGCGAGTGGGATAAATTCAAAGGTAAAGAAAGCGACAAACTTCCTTTTGTTTGGTTGAAATCACCAACAGAAGAAACATCAAACTCAACTGAGTTAATAACGTCAAATTGTGAACTTTGGTTTGTACATTGGAGCGACTGGACAAAGTTAAATATTGACCGGCAAAACGAATCTTTGCGACCTTTGAAATCTTTACTAAATGAATTTTTAGAAACAATCAAACGTAAAAGAGTGCCAAATGTAAAAGGATTAGCGAACTATTCAACATACGATTATCCTAAATTTGGAGAAATGGAAAAAGACGGAGTTAAGGAGTTATTGTTCAATTCGACACTTTCAGCAATTAAATTAAATATTTCTTTACAATATTTCTTAAAATGTTGTAATTTTGAATAAAAATTTTATAACCTAAAAAAAGAAAAATTATGATTTGTACTTGTAACGGAGCAATTGCTAATACTGGTTATTTAGCTAACGCCCAAAAATTTGGAACACCATACGGCTTATTAATGGTGCCACTTGTTGCTAACGATGGCACAAGAAATTCATTTGACGTTTCTGACCCAGAATCTTTAGCATCGCAACTTTTAGTTATGATTAACAATGTTGACCCTTCAAAACGTGCATATCCTTTAATGGGATTGGAAAATTTTGTTGTTGAACAAGCAACGAGCGAAAAAGTGACGGGTTCAAATGGTTCAAGATTTGTAACACGTGCAGGAATTACAACTTTGAAAGCTGAATTATGGAACACATCGCAAGAATTTTTCACAAAAGTAAAAGACAATTGCGTTGAGTTTGGTACTTTTTTAGTTGATACTTGTGGAAACATTCAGGGGGAGTTGATTGGAGATGAATTTTTTCCAAGAGAAGTAAATCACAACTCGTTGGATATAGTGTTTCAATACGCTTCAAGTTCTGACGTTAACAAAATTATGTTAGAATTTGATTTTGATGTGAGGGCAACAAACGAAACTCAAGCCTTTATTACTGCGGATGAATTTGGGGTTAACAATCCTTGTGATTCCATAGGTTTCTTAAACGTTAATTTTTATATCACAGTTGTCGACAGCACTAACTTAACGGTAGTTGCTGTATCCGACTTTGGGGGAATTACAGAAAAAAAACCAATTAGAGCATTGATTGGTTCTAACTTTTCAATTAGTAACACAGCAACAGAACAAAGTGTTACTATTGTTACGGTTACAGAAACAGCTCCTGGAACTTATGCGATTGTTTTAGATGCACAAACACCAGGGGATGTAGGAATTTTAGGAGCGTTTAAGGCTTCAACTAATATTTCAGTTGCTAGTTATGAGGGAGCTCCATTATCGTTTATCTTTGCTTAATATGTGGGTAGAGAAAGACGGAACGCACTTTAACTTGGAATCGTTAAAGCGATTGACATTTAAAGAACTATGCGCCAAATTCAAAGAGCACAATATAGAAACTTTACGCGAAGTATTCAAAGAAGCTAAGAAGCTAAAATAAAAATTAAAGGGTTGCAATTTTGTAACCCTTTTTTATTTTGTAACTTTGGGCACTATGCCAATCGGACAATCAAAACTTCACGAAAAATTAAGACGGTTTCGACTTGTTCAGGAAAATATCGCATGGATAAATTCGTTTGACACTTTGACGAAAAAGCAGATTTTAGACTGGATTAGGTATGACCAACTTTTTGAGAAAGGTATAGATTCACAAGGCAAGATTATTGGATATTATTCGATGAATACAAGTCGAATTAATCCGAAGAAGAAATTTAACACACATTACACTTTTTTAGATACTGGCGACTTGTTTAAATCTATGTTTGTTAATGTGTTTTTAAACGAAATACGAATTGACGGCAACGATGAAAAGCTAAAAGATAAAGAATGGTACTCAAAAAATATAATTGCTCTTACAGATGAAAATATTACAAAACTTCAAGCAAAAGTTAAACAAAGCTACATTGACCAACTCAAACAAATACTATCAATCAATTGAGGAGTTCCCTTTGTTTAATTGGATAAAGTGCAACGATGGAAAATTGGAATTTGTACATTTACAGCGCAAAATTACGCCTTTAAACGAGGTTAAATTTATTGAACTGTACAATCAGTATTTAGAACGTTTTGGATTAGGGAAAGATTACGAAAAGTACATTAAACTAAAAAAAAAATTAATTAATTTGAAGTTGGAATTTGTCAAAACAGGTGATGCAAGTTTATTGAATCAAATTGATTTTGAAGAGGCACGTTTAAAGCAGTTAGACCCGTCCAAAACTCAAGGAATGGACATAGGACAATGTTTAGTACATTTGAGCAAGTGGTCTGGATATTGGATTGACACAAAAAAAATAACGGTTGTAGAATTTAAAAACTTATTTAACGAGTATGTCGCAAGCAATAAATAAAGAGGATATAGTAAAAGGGCAACCATTCACGGAGATTGCTCAAGATATGGAGGTTGCATTAACAGCTATTAATAAATTTGATGCTAAAATAATTCAACTTGCAACGCATTTACAAAAGGATTTGTCGGGGGCTTTAAATACTAATTTACAAGGAATTGAAAAGGTAGATAAAGCAATGATTGAAAGTGAAAGACTACTACAAGCGAAGTTAAAAACCCAACAAGCAGAAATAAAGTTACAAGAGCAACAACGCAAGGCAACCGAAGCTCAAGAACGTTCACAAGAAAAAGCAAATAAAACAACTGAAAGAGCGGTTAAATTAGCGCAAGACGAAGCAAACGCCTATAAAAAATTATCCAAAGCTACTGCTGATTTAAAGAACGAAAGCAAACGATTAGGCGCTGAAATGCTTAATTTGGAGCAAAACGGAAAGAAAAACACCGAACAATATCGAAAGTTAGCGATTCAGTACAATGCAACTACTCAAGCTGCTAAACAAGGAGATTCACAATTAAAGAAACTAGATGAAAGAGTAGGAGACAATCAACGAAAAGTCGGAAGCTATACCGAAGCTGTTAGAAAGTTAAGAAATGCACTAGGAACATTAGGTTTAGCTTTTGGGGGTGCGCAGATTGTAAGTTTCTTTACTGGTAATGAAATCCAATTACAAAGACTTCAATTAGCGTTGCAAAACGTAATGGGAACAACCGATAAATACAATCAATCATTTGCTTATCTTACTAATCTATCAAAAGTTTACGGACAAGATTTACTTGTTTTAACAGATACTTACAAAGGATTCATTGCAGCATCTAAATCTTCTAATTTATCATTATTTGAACTTAACAAAATTTATGAATCTGTAATAAAAGCAGGGTCAAGTTTAGCTTTGTCAAATGACGAAATTAAAGGTTCTCTTTTAGCTATTCAACAAATGTTTTCAAAAGGTACAGTTTCAGCAGAAGAGTTGAGAGGTCAATTAGGGGAAAGATTACCCGGTGCGTTTGGAATAATGGCTCGTTCAATGGGAGTTACTGAACAAGAGTTAGGTAAATTAATGCAGGCTGGAAATGTTATGACAAAAGATGTTTTGCCGGGTTTTGCTATTGAACTTGAAAAAACAGTTGGAGCAAATGCGCAAAAAAATATAAATACAATTGGTGGTTCTTGGAATGTACTGAAAACTAATTTAATGCTTTATGTTAACGAGGGCAATAATGCAAATGGTGTAACTTCAAAAATTGCTAGTGGATTTATGTTTCTTGCTAAAAACCTCGGAACAATTGTAGCAGTTGGAAGTAAAGCAATAAAATGGTTTTTAGTTTATAAAGCTAGCTCGATAGCTATCACTAAGTATAATGACTTAATGAGATTGGGTATTGACGGAATAGCAAAATCTTTTCTTAGAAGTATACCCGGAACAAGAGCCTATACTTTAGCGCAAATTCAAGCGAGCAGAGCGGCACAACAAGCAGGCGTTTCAGCCAGTAGAGCAGGTAAATTGATAAATGCCATACCTTGGGCGTTAATTGTAACAGCTTTATTTGAGCTAGGTTCGGCACTTTGGGAAATTGCAAGTGGAGCAAAACAAGCAGAAGAGGACATGGCAAGATTGAACGCCACAACCGAAGACGCTACAAAGTCACTCGATAAAAACATTAATAAAATTCTTGAAAAACAAAGGTTAAGAAATAAAGAAATTCAAGACCAATTAACAGCTAAAAACATCACACAAGAGCAGTTTATTAAGTTACAAAAAGAAAGTAGCGAATTAACTATTAAAGAGCTTAGAACGAATAAAAATAAAGTAATTTCAAGAAAAAACGAGTACATTCAAGATTTATTGTTTATTAAAGCTGAAAACAAAAAAATACTAAATACCACAAATATTGATGTTGCTGAAGCAAGAACTAAACTAGCTGAAAGTATAGCTAAAAAATACAACATTAAAGCAAATAAAGATGTTTTAGGTTATGATTTGCCGTTTATTCCAGAAGATGTAATGGGTCAATTAGAAGCTAACATAAAAGGTGCATCTATTAAAATAAAAGGTTATACATCCGCTATCAATGAAAACAAAGAAGCTATTGAAACTAACAAGGCTGAATTAATTGGATTATCGAAAGAAGATAAAGCAAAAGTAAAAACACAACATGAAATTAATACCGAGTTCAAACAAACAAATGAATATTTGAGTGAGCAGATTCGACTTTTGAACGAAATCAAACAAATCGAAAACGAGCGAATTTTAGACCAAATGGATAAAAACATTGATGAAATGTTACGTCTTGCTAATCAATCAACTGCAGAAACTGGAATTATCGAAAGCGATTTATTAGAAGAAATGATAAACGACCGTTTCGAGTTAGAAAAAGAATTTGAGCGCAAAAAATTAGAGTTACAAATTCAAACAATAATAGATACTTATAAGCGTGAGAAAATAATACGTCAACAAAAATTGGATGAGGAGCGTGACCAATTAATTAAAAATGCAAAAGGCGACAAAACAGCAATTGATAAAATAAACGCTAATTACAAAGTTGAAAATGAAAAATTAAGACTTGAAGAAAACGAGCGAGTTAAGGATTTGGAAACTCAAAAAGTACTATTAACGAAAACTTTAAAAGATTTAATTGTTCAAATTGAGAAAGATAAAAATCAAGAAATCAACAACGTAAATGATACTTTAATTGATACTCAAATTGAATTTTATAAAACTAAAAATGATATTGCAAAAGACAATCGGGAAAAAGAAAACGAAGAAGCCGAAAAACAAGCGAAGACAAAAGTAGAACGAGAGGCAGAACAACTTGAAGTTTTCCAGCAAATACAAGAAGCAATTACAGACTTTCTAAAGGAACAAATTGATAAAAGAATTGCACTTTTACAAAAAGAATCCGACTTTGCTAAAACGCAACAAGACCAATTACAAGAATTAGCAGCGCAAGGTAATATTTTCGCTCAACAATCTATTGCAGAAAAAATACAAATCCAACGTGATGCACAAGAAGAGCAAATGAGACTTGAAAAGCAAAAACAAAATTTAGAAATGATTTCGACAGGTCTAAAAACTTTTGAGGGTGAAATAAGCAAAGGTAAATCACCAGCGGAGGCACTTGCAACGACTTTAGTAACTACTAAAACATTAGTTCAATTGCTTTCAAATCTTAACTTCTTTGAAAAAGGTACAGAAAACGCACCCGAAGGATTCGCTGTAACAGATGAAAAAGGAGCAGAATTACACCTCGATAAAAGTGGAAAAATTAAAGATTTCGGAAGTTCAAAAGGTGCGCAAATGAAATATTTAGAGCGTGGTGATAAAATTATAAATGCTCAAAATACCGCTAAGATTTTCAGCGAAATATCAAACGCAAATAAGATAGCAAAAGTTCAAGACGTTGCAGGAAATAGTTACGATTTGATTCCTTTGCTTTCTGAAATCAAAGGAATGAGAACCGATATTAAAAATAATGCTACTCAAATTAAAGTACATTGGGATACGATGGGAAACATTATCGAGCAAGTAAATAAAGGTGGTAATCAAATAACTAACAGATACAGGGTAAAATGATAAAATACTTCTTAAACGGTGTAGAATGCAACCCTTTAAATAAAGATAGTGTTCAATATAAATTCGATTTTACAGATAGAAAAATCCGTGAATTGGAGTTATCGGTTGATTCGTTGGAATTTGTAGGAGAGGATAAAACAGCGATTGAAACTTGGGTTAATATTTACGGTGATTTTGTTGGTATTCCTTTGGATATTGTGTACTCGAATGGATTAACAGTTAAATATATTTTGACCGTTGACACAACCGAAACAAATATTATCAAAACAAAATGCAAACGTTATCGAGGTATTGATAATTTTTTCGACAATGCTAACGGTATGACATTTTCAGCGGTGCAATGGAATGAATCGCATTTTAGATACATTGATTACGTTGTTATTTCTGAAAATCAAGTAACCTATTATATTTCGTTGGCGTTGGCTACTTTCAGTCTTGCTCAAGAATTAGCAAAGTCGGTACAAGAAATAGCAGAGGGGATAGCAGATGTTGTAAAGGCGGCTACTCCTGTAGGTTTACCAATACCTGCGCCCGACTTTGGAGCAATTGCAGTTGCAGTTATCAAGCTACTTGCACGAATAGCATACGCTATATTTATCGTCATTGCTTTGATTCGAGCAGCAACTGAATTAATAAATATCATTTTCCCGAAAATTAGACAATTCAAGTGTATTTCTTACAAAACATTGATTGAAAAAGGATGTCAAAGATTAGGTTATCAACTTAGTTCTACTTTACTAAATTCCTTAAGTGGTTTAACAATTATACCTGTACCACTTCGACCAAAACAACCTCAATTATTTAGGGAATTATTCGCTCCTCAATCGTTAGCTTTTACAAATGGATTCCCAGCAACAAGAGACGTAATTAGCACCTTAGGAGGTGCGATTGAACAAATCGAAACAATATTTAACGCAAAAACAAAAGTTTCAAATGGAGTTGTTACGATTGAACAAGAAATGTTTTTCGAGCAAAACCCGCAAGGATTAATTCCACTTTCTTTTAATTTACAGGACAAAATCGAAAGCAAATCGACAACAAATAAAAGCGATATTTTCAAAAGATTAGTTGCAAGTTACCAAATTGACCCAATCGACTTAAATACGTTCGATGACCAACAAAAAACACTTTATGAAGTTTCAAACGAAGTAATTGTAAACCCAGATAATAACCTTGTTGAGATAAAAGGATTTGATAACGTTGGTATTCCATTTGCAAGAGCAACAAATAAAGGAACATTAAATTTTGTTGAACAAAGCGCAAAAGCATTCGCAAAAGCAATTGATTTGTTTTGTGGCACTTCATTAAGTTCTCAAATTGAAGCACGCAAAAACTGCATGCAGATTAGTAGTCAATATTTTGGAGTTACAAAATTAGCTTATTTAAATGGTACAAAATTACATAGCAATCAAAACCAATTCATAGGTTGTGATGTTATTGTTAATGGCTATCATTATTCAAGATTTATTGAAAACGGACAAAAGGAATTAATTGAAGCGTTACCAGTTGCAATGACTGAAACTGAAATATTTGATATTTTGAATAATAATTATGTAACTTTGACGGACGGAAGAGTAATTGACATACAGAGATTAAATTGGTCAGAAATTGACAATGTGGGAATTATTGACGTAGCAATTAGAAAACAATCAACTAACGAACAAACAATTGTAATAAATGCAGGATAATTGGAGCGAAATATTAGGCAAGGATATTCCTAACTTAATAAAATCAGTTTTAGATTTGGAAAAAAAAATCCAACCTAATTTATTACTTTTACAGCAAAATAAGGACAAAATAAGTCCAGAAGTTATGCAACAAATCGAAAAGCAATTAGCCGAAATCAAACAAATGAAGCAAGATGGCAATATCAAATATTAGTAGAAAATACGCAACTCGCAACCATACTTCGGGTAATTCTTTTTTATTGCAAAATGGAGGGCAAATTGTTACTGAAACATTGGATTTTGTTTTAGATTTCGATTATATCAGTAGCTATAACGAGCAATGCCAATTTATAACTGAAACGCAAGTACAGATTTTAGGTAGCAATTGGCAAAGTAAAGGATTCATTATTGGAGATTCTATTCAGTTGATAGGAGCTATACAAGTAGGAGTTACAAGCACAATTATAATTGCAACAGCAACTACAATTACAGATATTAACGATGACATATTAACATTTGCAACTGCAATAACAGGGGTTACAGGCAGTTTGATGCCTTTGAATGGTGGTGACGAACAAAATACAACTTTAATAATTCTAAATCTAACGCGTTCGATTCCTGAAAGCGTTGAGTTTTACCATAACATTATTACCAATGCTTCAAGTGGTTCAATAAATTCTTTTGTTGATGGAGAAGTTAATAGATTTGGAGTTAATAATGTTGATTCAATGGCGGTTAACGATACTGTTAACTTAGTTCAATTAGGGAATAAAAGTGGAGGTTCTTATTATTCGTCAACTTTAAAAAGAATTGCAGATGTTTCAAGCAACAAGGCATTTAAAGTAAAATTAGAATATTCTTTACCTACTGAATTTGAGGATTCTGATTTTGATTTTCCTAGCTATTTAAGTGGTGGTCAATCATTGAAGCCTTATTTTGTGCTGAATTGCTATCCACAAGAAAACAATCCAAATTCTCAATTAACATTCAGTTATAGTGGAATGAACGGGAACGTTGGATGGTACAATGAAAAGTACAACCAAGGAGTAAATAACTTTACAATTGATAGTGTTTTAATAACTGATATTGACGATAACCCTTTGAG